GGCTTCGGCATCGCCAACACTGCAACCAGCAGCAGAACCAGCACAATCGTGGCAAGCACCCCCGTTCGCTTCGTCATTCTGTACCTCCTATGATTCGGGGTGAGAAACTTCAGTCACTCACCCCGTCAATCGTCACTTGTCACGCCTACGTGGCCGTACCGTCAGACCAGGCTGCGTTATTCACATAGCGCGCCGTGCCGTTGGTGCGGTCATACACGCCAACGCCGAAGCCCACATTCAGCATGAGATACTGAAGCGGATGCGCAGGCGACCCGTTGCGTGGATCGTTGGCCGCTGTCACCGCTACGCTCCCCATGCCTTTCTTGACCCGGATTCTCAGCGGATTGCGCTGCGACAGATTGCCGTAGCTCTTCCAGCCAAACCCGTAGTACTGCGGCATGCCAGCCACGATGTACACCGCGAACTCGTGGATCGTGCCGATAGGATAAGCGCCCATCGTCAACGCCTGCGCGGGCAGCATGGCAACGTCCTGCGTGTTGCCGCTGCGCACGAGACTCTCCGCAATCGGCGTGAAGTCGGTCAGACCCTTGATGGTCGTTTCATCTGACGGACCCGCAATGAACATGTACGGCGGTTCGTGCCCGTGCTCACGCAGCTCCGACTTGGCGTCGCTGAATACGGCGTTGGTATACACGCCGCCCGCAATCGCCACATAGTGCTCATGAGAACTCGAGAAACTAGACCCGCCATACGCCGGTGGTGTGAAGTCCACATTCGTGCTTCCAGCCGCCGTAGCGAAGCCAGGCGAGTAACCGGAACTACCTAGCCCCTTTGCCGTGCCGCTGTCATCGCCTTGCTGTAGCACGCGACCCAGAATCTTCTGGCGCCAGATGTCACGCGCATCCTTGATGCCGTCCGCGATGTCCGCCTGCAGCTGCTCCATGCGAGCCTCTTCGAGATAGTCATACGTCCAGCCAAGCGCCCGATCATACTTGATGAACGGCAGCATATGGCCTTCGGTATCTGCGCGCTTGGCGTCCGGTCGCCCGTATTCCGTGTGCGCTTCAAACCCGTTGCTGGCGCCGACCCGATACTCTACTTCCGGTCGGTCCTGGAACGAGATCATACTGCCCCACAGCCCGCTCATGAGTTCGCCATTCAGCGCCGACAGCGCGAAGGTGAGTTCCTGATACACCTGTTCGATTGACGAACCGTCCTGAAGCTGCCACTTGGCAAGCTCCGTTGCATCCCACCCGGTCATCATGACCAGGTTCTTGGTGTCTCTTGGTCCTATAGCCATTGTCTATCCCTCCTAGCTCAGGTCAATGAACTGCGGACGGACAAACAACACCGTCGCCGACTCGTTGAACCCAATCGCCACATCCTTCGTGCCCACGCTCTCAGACGGCTCGCCGGCCGTATCGGAGGCGTACACAAAGGCCGCTGGTGTGCCGCCTGTGATGCACTTCACCGGCCCAAACACCACCACGTCTACGCGGTCGCCGGATGTAGCGGCATCAAGCGCAATACCGACTACCATGCTGCCGGTGAAGTTGGACGTATTAGCCGGGTCCACATACCCGTCCGCCATCATGGATACAATCTCGCCTGCCGCGATGGTCGCCCCAGCCGTGAAACGACGCACGATAGCGCCTTCGAGCGGCTTGATGTTGGCGGCAGTCGTATCTCTTCCAATCGCCATCTTCTACTCCTCTCAATTCCTCTGTGCGAACGCCGGATTCACACCGTAGATCGCACCAAGTTCGTTTGCCTCATCGCTCGATATCCCAGATGCGCCGTTCGTGCGGTTCGTGGCGTTCACATCGGCTTGCGTGTTCGCACTCTTGACCAGGTGCGGCTTCGACTTTGCCAATGCTTTCAACGCGTTCTCTACGCCGCTAACCTTGCCGTCATCGGCTACATCTACATCTGCCAGGTCAGCCAGCGCATACGCATCCGCCGGATCGTGGAACTGCATCGTGGCCGCCGTCATCTCGACCGCATGCCGGATGCTGTTCGTACGCATCTGCTCGACAAAGCCGTCACGCTCTGCCGTCACCTCCGCCAGTTTCTTATTGAGTTTCTCCGTCTCGGATAGCTCAGCCTCTTGGCGTTGGCGTTCCGCCTCTTCGTACGCCTCCAATTTCTTGCGTCTCGCCGCCGACTCTGAGTTCGCTTTCTTCAGCGCCGCCTTCAGCGATTCGACATCCGCCTGGAGGTCTGCACCTTGACCGGACTGCATCTCGCCGCCCTGGTCGTTTGTCTGTGCGCCGGTCTGCGTCTCGTCAGTCCCGCCGCCGTCATTCACATCTGTTGTGGTCGTCTCGACCGTGCTCTCGTCTGCCATCTCGGCACGTTCCTTTCTATCTTCGGCTCCTAGACGAAGCCGGATGTATCACCGCTCGATTATCGTCAACGCCTCTAGCTCGCAATTCCGCCCGCCCCGCTTCCCGCATGGCCTTGCTCAATACATCGTCAGCGTCAACCATACGCACCAACGCCGTGGCTGTACGGCAATACCAGTGAAACGGCGGACCGCTCATCTCGTCCGCCCAACGTGGATAGCCCGTCAGCACGAACCGATCTTGCATCGGCACAACCTGACCGTTTACGCGCAGACAGCAGTCCGTTGTACGTTCGTCGATAGCCGATACCGCCTGCTTGCCGAACTCCTCTTGCGCTTGCGCCCTGTCCACAGCCGCCCACGTCGCCGTCGTGAGTCCCGTCAACGCAGCCAGCGCCATCCACTTTGAGCCGTCGCGCACTATCGGCGCCGGCGACAACAATCCGACCCGTGTCCCGTCGCCCAACACCGCAGCCATATCGCCCGAGCTGGCGACCGTGCTTAGGATTGCCGCCCGCTGCGCATCGAAGGCCGCCATCCACGCCGTCAATTCGTTCACCGGCGTATAGGCGTCCAAACCGGCCGGCAGACTGTACAATCCTATCTGCCGCTCCGCTTGCCGTACGCCGCCCGTAGCCGCTTGCCATAGCGTGTCCTGTGCAATCGCCTCGACCCTGATTCGCAGCTCGTTCAACACTTCGGCTACAACTGCGAGATCGGCGTCCCCGCTGGCTAGTGCGCGGCGTGCTACTCGATACGCCGTCAAGATGCGACCGCGCGGATGCTGTCGCGTGCCCAGCTTGCCGATGAGCGACTTCAACAGTTCTCCCGTACGCTCCGCCTCTGTGACCGCTTTCTCGTGCGCTGACCGTGCCATTACGCTTCATCGCTACCTAGCAGCGCCCCCTGCAACGCCATGCGACCCTGATACTCTTCGGTTTCTTTCATCGCCGATATCTGGTCAATCGAATAGCCCATCTCCGACCATATCTGTTCAAGCGGCACGCCCATCTCTTTCTTGACCCGCCACTCATCGCGCTCATCTTCAGTGTCTCGAGCTTGTACCGGCTCCCACTGCAACACGAATGACTCATCGTCTGGCAGGTCCGCATTGCCGAACGTGTTTGCCAACCGTCGCGCCGTGTCGAAAGCGTCACGCCAAACTGCGTCAGCCAGCTTGCGCCGTCTGCGCACCTTAGCGAAGAGTCCCTCGTTCTGTTCCTTCAGCGTGCCCTCCGCCGCTATCTGACGCGTGAACGACAGTCTGCTTTCTGGCGTACTGGTCACGATTGACAGCCATCCAATCAACGCCTGCAGCTCATCAATCAGCGGACGCAGGTCACCCGGCGGTATCGCCATGAATCCGGTTTCGTTTGCCGTTCGCGTCGTGCCAAGCAACTGACCTGGCTCGATTGTCGCCATGTTAGACCCGTCAGACGCCAGCGGCTGCCCGTCGCTGGTCGGCACCCAGCCGAGCGCCACGTAAATCTGGAAGCCCGTCATATCGCCCGAAGCCAGTAGGTCAATCAGCCCCTTATTGATTGACTTCTGAATCGGGATCGCATCCCATAGCTCCGAACGCAGGTCAGGCGTGTTGCGGAAATGATGCCCGATGTTGCCAAGCGGTTCGCCGCGCTGGTCGACCCACGGCACCGGCCATTGCCCGCCATCTTCGTCTGTAAACGGTTGCCAGTCCGCTTTCCACTCGTATTTCTCAACACGGTCCGCATAGTACAGATTCAAGCGGCTGCGAGTCTTGCCGTTGCCTAGATTCTCAATCCAGCGTTTCGACAGGTTATCCATCTGCTGGTTTGTGTCATCGTCGGGATAGTGCGCCTTGCACCCGAAATTGTCACCACCGTACTCTGCGGACGTGTAACGAGGATGCAGCGTGAAGCGCGGCATGCTGGCGTCATAGTTCCAGTCAACTAACACGAAATACTCACCGTCTCGCAACATGCCCTCGTGCGCAGACTCGTATAGCAGGTCAAGCTGGTTGTGATTCCACACGGCGCCGGCCCACTCTGCCAGCGGTTGTGTGTCGCCCTGTTCGGTCGTATCGACGCCGGTGATCACCATGCGCTCCGCCACGGCGTCAACCACCGTGCGGCACACGTTGAGATTGAACTCGTTATCGTCTTTGGCGTTCAAAAAATCTTTGAGCCGGTCGGTGAGGAACGTATCTTGCTCACCGTCGTAGTAGTCGCGTGTGAGCAGCACGTTCTTTTGCCGTATCGTTTCCTCAGCCGCCAACCAACTTGCAAATGCTAACTCCGCTGGATTGACAGCCATTATGCGTACCTCACTGCAAAGCTACCCGATTGCTGTTTAACCGCCTGAATACGCGCCATCTGCGCCAATGCGAACGCGTCCGCCAAGTCATCATGCTGACCTTCCGGCGCGCGCAAAGTTGAACCCTCAACTGCAGTCAACTGCGAGTAGACGGCAAACGAATGCAACCGCGTCTCTCGATTGCGGAAAGCGTCCGCCGCCTCGTTGTACATGAGCGTCTTGCCTAACGAATTGCTCAGCCATCCAGCCCTGCCGTCTGTCCCAGGCAACCGCACCAGCTTGCTATTCTCGGCCAGCCACAACAGCACCGTGTGTCCGTGGTTATTGCGCTCGACCAGTAGATCCGCGTCGCAGAAATAACGACCGATGGCGTCCGCATGCGCAGCTATCGTCGCCGGTTGGTACTTACCCGCCAACATAGCAACCTCTTCACCCGTTTCGGCATCCACGACTATCAGCGCAGAATCGTCGCTAGTTGGATTGCCCTCTGCCGGATCGACGCCGATCACGTACTTTTCGCCGTAGTCGGGTATGCGATAGATGCGCAAACCGTCAAGTGGCGGCGCATCCTCTGGGAGCGGCATCGGGTCCATATCCACAAAGCACTGCTCGATCCACGGCGCCGGTATGCGCTTGTCCAACGTGCGCGGCGCAAGCGCCTCCGTGTCTGTGGCCGGATACTCAGCCTGCAGATCGTCCAAGCTGCCCGTGTTGGCGACGCCGTCCCGCTTCTGCGCTTCGTACCATTTATCTGTACGACTCGGACGTGCATGCCAGGGAAGGAAAATGGGATACCACTCGTTCTCGCCCTGCTTGGCGGCGCGGTAGATGGCCTTGAAGCGGCTTTCGGGGTGACTCTTATCCGAGCTGCTGAGCAGGAACATGCGCCCGCCCGCGTCGACGGTTGGCTTGGCGGCCGCCATGAGCGACGGCAGATCGGGCTGGAAGTCGGCTTCATCGACCAGCACCAGGCTAAACGTGTACTGTCGACCGCCCGTTGTGGCGAATGCCATAGCGAACGATCCGTTGCTCAGCTGCCAGCGGCTCTTGTTGTCTTCCAGCACCGCACGCGCCTTCATGAATGCAGGCAGCCGGTCGTACATGCCCTTGATGCGAAAGTCAAGCAGCTCCTGGGCGTCTGTCTCGATGCGGCTAAACACGCCCACGGCTGCAGCGGAGCGGAACAGCATCAGCCACAGCGCGTAACCCAACGCCAGCCACGACAACCCCAACTGGCGCGCTTTGAGCACCACGACGCGCTGATTGCGATTAAGTTGTGCAAGCGCCCACCTCTGCGCAGGCCACAGCTCAAACGGTATCCACGCCTCTTCGTTGACGTTGAAGACATGACCGTAGCGTTGCAGAAAATAGATCGGCGATTCTGCGCAGCGCGCCCATTCCAGCGCCTGGTCTTCGATGGTGACCGGCAGCGGTACGCTATGCGGTTGGTCAAGCCGTGGTGCTATGCCTGCCATTCTTGCAACGCCTTTTCCTCGATCTCTTCCGCTTCGTCAGCCGCCTGATTGCGCAACGTGGTGAAGTCTTCGCTCGTTATGCCGACCGACACGCTGCTCTTTTCGGCGGTCTCCATGCTGGCGCGGTCTAGCACAGTCTTGGCTGCATTCAGCTTGGTTTCATCCTTGTCCGCATTGTCGACCAGATCGGTGATGCGCCTGGCTGCGTTCAATGCGCCTAATCGCATCTCACGTCCCGCGCTTCGGATCGACGTTTCTTCTTCTTCGGTCTCCCATCGGGCGTATGCCGTGACGTACACCTGTACCGCGTCTCGAAACAGTAAATTGGGCGAATCCTCAGTGCCCCAATAGTTGCCGCCCTTCGACTCGGGTCGGCGCCACGTCGAGAGTGACACTCGCGGGTACTGGTCCTGGTCAATCCATTGCGTAAGCGACATCTCCCCAAACTCGACATTGCGCACATACGAACGCACCACCTTACGCTGCTTGGCGGACAGGTGCACAAGCCTCTCTGCGACCTCGGCTTTCTCACAATCGTGCGGTACGTTCCACGGATCAAACGGCATCGTCCCTACCTCAGACCACAGACCGAAAACAGACCGAAATTAAACAGATTGGCGGACGGTGTTCGCCCTTACACTCGCACCCTATGGCTATGCGAACCGTCACGATACCCGCTTTTCATACGCATGTTTGAGCCGCGGCGCATACACGTCCACGGCATTCCCGTTGTACAGCCGCGCAATCGTGCGGAAGTCCTTAGCCTTAACCGCCTCAACTAAGTCTCCGTCGCTCAGTATGTAGTTCACCGCGCCAAGCAGTTGCGCCGTGTGCGACTTGCTGTAATCCTCATACATGGCCTGTGCGGACGGATAACCCAGCCGCGCATGGTGGAAGCCCATCGTCTGCCCGATGCCCATGCCGATACTCTGATATGCCGTCTCAGCGTTTATTTCACGCGCGCATTGCAGCGCCCTGTACTCAGTACGTTGGTCGCCCGTGTGAATCGGCGACCAATCCCCCGTCTGGCATTTCATCCATTGCTGATACTGCCACGGCTTTTCCTCGGCGACCTTGAACCGCTGATTGAACGCTGCGCTGTCCTGCAACCTGTCTTGGAATATATGCGCCTCAAAGCGAATCACCGGAAGCCCGCTGTTGTTGAACGGTTCGCCGCTCGACTCGACCTCGAAGATGGCCTGTATTACTTGGGGGTCGAGGATGCCGTACTTGAGCTTTTCCACTGGCTCGTCGTCGCCATAGTGCATGTCACCGTCAACAACTTGCGGACCGTCCATGACCACTATCGGCGCGTATACCGTGGGCGGCGTGTCTTCGCAGTTGCCAACCGGATAGCGCGCGCCGATGTCGAGCAACCCGCTTAGAATTGGCTGTATGTCGAACGTCTGCCAGATGCGGTCCCGATAATCAAGCATCTCAGAATATCCTCACGCTGCATACGTCATCTCGCACTACGTTGGCCATGTACCAGTCGATGTCGTGTAGGTATTGCTCGTTACTGATAACGCCCTGGAAACCGTGATGCCCGTCCATACGCTTGTTCAGCAGCATCTCCAGCCCGAACTCACCGATCTTGCGCTTGCAGCCGCGTGGCATGAAGTTTCCGCGTCCGATGTGCCACGGGCGGACCGATTCGTGTTCAATACCCAGATCGTTGTAATACTCATGCGTGACGGCGTAGTGACCGCCAGCCTCTATCGCTTCCAGCGCTGGCTCATACAGTGACCAGTCGACCGGCGTACCGTCACCGCCAATCAAATGTACCGGATGTCCTGTGCCGAAATTCAACGCCTCAAAGCGCATGCCTATTTTGCTAAACTCCTCACACGCCGTCACCGTATACGTGTTTATTTGTGCGACCAGGTTATTCGTATCCGGTTCGTTGACGCCATGCGCCACGAGCTGGTCTAGTTGCAGCGTGTCTATTCCCTGTTGCCACGCCCTCGAAAGAATATCGAGCGTGCGATGCTTGTACTCTTGCGCTTGATGCTTAGCCAAGCCAACCGGATCGTCTCGCAGCCAGCCGTAGACGCCTTCGGGATTCTGGTCTGTACGGTTATCGTCTAGCCCCCAGTAACGCAGTACGATTTCGCTATCCGGCGACGCCTTATGCGCATCCAGCACGTCACCAACGCCAGGGTCTAGTATCAGCACGTCATACGGCTGCAAATTGGCGATATACTCACGGTCGCCAGGTCGTTGCGCTTTATGTTCGGGGGACCAGTAGACTGATAATCGTGATAGCATCTACTTGCGCGCCTTAATGGCTGGACTGCCGTCCGCTCGTGTCAGCGGTTGCCCGTCCACATCCTTCGGGTCATACAATGTAGTCGTGCCGTACTGCCGCACGATAGCCGCTCCTAGAATCGCCACAGCGCCCACAAACGCCATGACCGCCGTAAACTGCGCTTCGGTCAACTCAATCACGCCTAGCGACATGAGCATGGCGATGCCTGCGCTAATGACCGTCACTATCATGCCGTACGAAAGAACCGGCTCCTGCCTCATGATTGACCTCCTGCGGTCTAAATGCGTCGTGCAATATTCGTAACTGTTCTCGTATCGGTAAACGGATGCGCATGTTGCCGTTGTACATGTTAGCCAACTGGACCACCGCCGTGCATGCCGTCAACGCCGTGATTAGCTCTACGCCGCGCATGATGTCAATTAGCGATTGAGGATCGATCACAGTCGAGTTGGACCGGATGACGACTTTCGCCGCCGAAATAGCGGCCAGCCCGAGAAACATCCACGCCAACGTTGCAGGCAGAGACTTGCGCACAATGATGGCTACCAGCCAACTATAAGCAAAAGCGAATACCCACATACACGTGACGACAATCCACAAGCAGAACAGCAGCTCGTTACTCACGGCGCTTTGGCTCCGAAATACTGAAGCAATCCAAATATGATCGCCGCAATCAGCGCCATCCCCGCAATCAGCAATGACGGCACTTGCTGTCTGTTCTGGCTGTCAATACGTTCGTGACGCAACAATGTTTGCTCGTGACGGTCTACAGATTTGAACAATGCGATAATCTCAACTTCAACCTTTACGAGTCGAGCCAGTAGGTCCTGATATTGTCGCTGCACATACTTCAGTTCGTCGCCGTTATCCGCCATTAACGCAGATTCCATTGCTAAATATACAGGCATCTGCTATCCAGTTTAGCAAGCGCGTGCACAGTGGCTACGAACGCGCAGGACAATTTCCATCGAATTTCCAGCATCCGGCCACAAAACAGATCGGCAGCACACGCGAAAGACGCATCATAAGCCCGTAGGCGCTGTTCCGGCTCGCATACCCGCATATGCGCGCCACTTGCTGATTCGTGAGCTGCTCACCGCGCAAGAGCCGCACCGTAATCAGTGCGGCCCGCTCCTGTGACGTGTACTCGCGTTGGTTGTCCATGCCGGCGCTCATACCGCCCCTGCGTACCACTGCGCGATAACCAGAACTAAGATCACGTACACAGCCAGAGCAACCACAATAAACATGCAACCGTCATCAGTTGGCTCATCCATCATTCCGCCTCAGTTCATGCTACCGACAGCCGTCCAGTAGTACACGATCTCCCAGCGCTGCGCAGGCGTCATACAGCGCCGCGCCCCGCTCTGCCACAAGCTGGTGTGATACTTGCTCACGGCGCGCACAGGTATGTGTATGCCGCCAACTTGTCTTGCCCGTGTCTTGCGTTTCATGGTCTATGCCTCCGCCAACTCAATCACGTCTTCCATGCGCTCCCAATCCGGCACAATCGACCGGCTGATACCTTCGGTGCGCTTAATAAATCCTTGCGCCTCCAACTCATCAAGGTTGTAAGACACGACACTCGTACTGGAAATGTACACACCCGTCATGATCTCGCGCAGCGTCGGCGAGAACCCCTTGTCGGTCCAGAACTCAGCGATGAAGTACAGAATCTCACGCTGTCGAAACGAAACGCTGTCAGTCATATAGCCTCCTAGTTGAGACACGCGACCTGCGTGTCGTGGTAGAGCGTTGCACTGGGTCCGATACGATGACGCCGTTTGCATGCACCCGCTTGTCCATCATCTGTGCATCGTAAGACTGCAACATGAGCCAGGCGGCCGCCTTGTACGGCGTGGCGACACCAGCTACGGCCGGCGCGCATCTTGGCTTCTTATCCGGTAGCGACTCACCTAGACACGCCTGGTCGATTTCCTTAAAGTGCGGATTGGTCTCGAATAGAGTTACGCCGCCCTGCATGAATGCGATGATCCACTTCCATGCGAGTCTCATAGCTTATTGACTCTCCCGTTCCAGTTCTCTCCCCGCGTCACGTAAAACATGACCCTGTCGCCATCTTCGACGATACGGGTCGCGATGGCCTTGGAACCTAGCAACGCTTTGGAAGTAGTGTTCAGAAATGTTCGATAATATTGCGCTGTCTTCTTATCCTTGAACTGATAGCGTACAGCGAACTTCTTGCTGTCTGTCCGTTCCAGTCGCTTGACCACGTCCTCGTAGAACGGAAACCGCTTGTCGCCTCGTGGCACAGCCTTGCGCCGCATCTCTGAAAGCGACACCTCTACAGGTTGCTTCCATGCCTGGTCGTTCATGAAACGACTCCCCTTTTGGTCATAATACATGCCTCCATTGCTGACCATTTAGTACCCGTGTGATATTCGATCCATCAACCCCGAACAGCTTACCGAGCTCGCGATGAGAATACTTGCCGGTCGCATATAGACGGCGAATAGAACGCACTTTCCTAGGTGTCAGCTTTGCCAAAGTGATGCCTCTACCCCGCGCCTGACGGCCTTTCCTCACTTTGTCGTCGATATTGTCTTTATTTGTGCCCAGAAACAGATGGCTTGGATTATG